GCCATCCACTAATTAATGCAGGAACGTCTTCCTGTGTATAGAGAATACCAATAATACTGATCGCTTGAACACCTTCGGGTAAGGGTGAGCCGGTTTCGCCGTACTGAATGAAATCAGCAGGAAGGCTCGCGCGGAAGGTGGCTTCGTCGGGGAAGCGAAGGTACAGGGTTGTGCTCATTGCGTCAGCACCTGGAGTTGCGCGTTGGGAAGGCGCTGGGAGTAGAAGCGGATGCGGCGAATGTGGCCGTTGAGGTAAGCCCCAGACCCCGCAGAATTGATGCCGATGTTCAGAGCGGTCAGACCCGTGGGCAAAGAGCCGCTTGCCTGCGTTGTCGGAGCAAGACCGTTCTCGGCGAACGCGAAATCGCCAGAGGCATACGCCAGCGCAACCTTGCGAACCGTATTGATCGCCAGCGAACCAGCGTTAGTCTGACTGAATTGGTTCACCGACGCGGCATCCACCTGCCCAAACACGCGATCGGAGGTGACGTTCTGGTAAATGAAGATGCGGTTCGCCCCAGAGCCGCCACCGTCTGTAATCGCAAGGACGTTCTGGTTCGTGCCCGATGTGTATTTGCCGATCAGGTCGAACTCGGCGTAGATCGTCCCCTGCGCCGCGTTGAACCACGGCGTGAAGTTCCCGCCAGTGATCGCTTCGCTGTCTGCTGTGCGGGTGACTTGAGCGGTAGTGGTGGGGATGTAGCTGGTGGCAAAGGAGCCTGCTTCTAGCTGGGCTCCCCAGACATACACACCGGATGTACCGTCACCAACCCAGATACTGTTGTTCCCGAGCTGGAACGAGGCGCTTGTCGTTGACGCACCAGAAGTGGCTGTCGAAGTGCAGCGATACCAACCGTTCCCCACCGCCTGAATGGCGTTCGCCCATCCCGCTCCGGAGGCCGTCACTGTTCCATTGGATGCGTCGAAGGTGTTCCGAATGAACGAGCCGGTGAGGTTCGACACGAGGCTGAGGGTGGATTGCTCGGCCTGCTTGATGTAGAACGTGAAGGTGTAGACCGTGCTCGCGACAACCGTAGGCGTCTGCGACGCGATACCGTTCGTGGCCGCGTTGGCCGGGACGATCTTGTCAGCCGATACCGTGCCATCCGGCCCGGTAGCCGCATTGGCGGTAACGCTCGAATTGGTCTTGACCCAGCTTGCGTTATCGAATTCCGCCGACCGCAGCAGCAGATTCGTTCTCTGCTCTTCCACCAGCAGCCCTCTAGCTGCAAGTGATACCGGGTCGTAATCGAACCTTGGAGCAGAGGCAGAAACAATGTTTCCGCTGGAGTTCACTCGCGTTCCACCGGAGCCGCCGGAAATTGTTAGACGATTATTAGGCGTTTCTGTGGAAATAAAATCTAGGTTTAAACTAGGCACACCCACATTTGCTGGATGTAGCCCTAAATTAGGTAGACCTAAATACATAATGTTTTCTCCTTTTTAGGTCCATGTAAGCCGGATAGCACCTTGAGCACCTTCAGTTCCGGATTCCCCAACACGGGCACCACCACCGCCACCATAATTTGAACCTCCTAATAAGTAATCCCCGCCATTTCCAGCGAGACCTCCATTTCCGGTTCCAGGTGTGGGGTATACTGAATCTCCTCCATTGCCGAGGGGACCGGCAGCTCCGCCACCTGTCTCAGTAATGCCATTTCCTTGAGAGCCATTACCCCCACTGAATACAACATCACCAACTCCGCTTGCGGAGGCTCCTCCATGCCAGAAAGTGCCATCTGTCCCCCCGCCCTTAGCGAGCATTAGTGTTGTTCCACCAGAAGTATTTGCTTTGACAAAACAATCACCACCGGCAATACTAGAATCAGGAAAACCAATGTCTGGCACATTGAGGAATAAAGCGGTGATTCCAGATAAGTCGGTTACAGTTTTTTTACTGTAAGCTCCGCCTCCTCCTCCATAATCACCAACGCCAGAATCACCTCCGGCTCCTCCACCATACCCCTCAATAACAACCCCTGTTTTTCCACTCGGTACAGCTACTGTAAAAGTGCCCGGAGTAAGATAATCAGTGCTGGAAGAAGAAGAGATGCGAGTTACATAGGTGAGTCCAAGATTAGGCAGACCTAAGTACATTTTAATACAAAGCGATAATTTGAGAAGCGTTTGTGCCTGTAGACAGCACCTGATCCACTTGAATCGGAAAGATTCCAACAGGAACGTTTTTAAACGTGATGGTGCTTCCTTCTGACATGCGAACCGCAAGGTCACCAGAAACACCAATATATAAAGAACGAGTAACAGGAATCACTGTAACATCACTCGTTGTAACACCCACCGCATTCCATGCAGCAACAGTGGCACTAGCAGAACGATTTGCAGCCATTTATATTCTCCAAAAAGAAAGGGGGCCTAATGGCCCCCTTTGTTTTGTCATCGAACGTAGGTGATGACGTAATTCCAAGGACCGCCAGTAGTAGAAGCTGTGCCAGTCTCGGCATAAACTGCTGTCACAGTGAGATCACCGTTAGCAGGAATAGGTTGAGCGTTAGGAAGATTGGTCATTTGGACCGCACCAGCCACAGCGCCATTAGTTTTTACATCATCACTAGCACTGGAAACCGTACCACCGTTATTTGCCACAGTAACAGTGACACTAGCGGAAGTAGCTGCATCCGAAGCAACACCTTTACAACGATCTACCCGTAGAATGGTAGCATCAGCCGGAAGGACGAGCTTGAGAACAGACGCAGTTTCAGTACGTGCAACTTGGAACACCTTAGCTGTAACATCCTTAGCGACGGGAACAGTGCTCGTGACGTTAGCTGTAGGTGTATTAATAACCGGAATACCCATAGGAATCTCCTTTAGTTAAAGGAAGGAGCCGAAGCCCCTCTCCTATTAAGCACCAGCCGAGCCGTAGATTGCGCGGGGATCAGTGATACCGAACGAATAACGAGCGGTAGCCTTGAACTTGGCGTTCTCAGTGTCCCAATCATTATCCATGTCGAATGCATCAGCACGACGCTCGAAATACTTCAGACCGTTCTTCACGTCCGTACGAATGAACCACGCATCCGTATCAGTCAAGAAGTGGTTCGTCACAACTTCAGGGATCAAGCCCATCGTCTTAATCGCATTAAGATCGTTGTTATCCGTACCAACACGACCATCCGTGCTCAGAATACGCTTCGCTTCAAACATCAGCTGACGCGGGATGATGAGGCACTTCGGACGAGCCGCAATCAACAGACCACGATCGTTCGTGAAACCAGCAATGTCAATACATGCTTGTTCCAGAGCCGCTTCCGAGAGGTCGGCCGCTGTACCGATGATGTTCGACCATGTACCACCAGCGATGTTCGGATGAGCCGAACTGAGCATTTCCTTACCATCACCATAGGTGTAGCTGGAGTTGAACGCACGGTTGTAAATATTCGCTGCAACGATTTCCTTCGTTTGACGCATCGAGAAGGCGAGGCCTTGGGCCTTGCGCTGACCAACCACATCATACTGGTCATCTTCCATCATTTCGCGCGTGATGACAAAACCCAGCGCATAAACAACGTGTTGATAACGAGTGATGAAGCCTTGCTTCTCGGAATCATAAGTAATCGAATCACCTTCCGGCTTGACAACAGCAAGACCGAAAGACGAGATACCAACATCCTCTTCAAAAGCACGCGAAGATTTGAAGGTGTCGAACAGCTTGGTGTATTCCACCGGATATTCGTCGTACTCCTTACCGTACCAAGCGTTTACGCCAGGCCAGAGGGCCTTGGCAAAAGAGCCACTATTAATAACAGACATACTTTACTCCTTAAACGCCAGCAAGACCAGCAGCACCATATTGATGTGTATTAACACGCACCAACAGTTCGGCAGGACGCGATGTGGAGGTCACATCATTATCCGGAGAGGCCGTCACGCCCACAATCTGCAAAGGCAGCGTAGACGTAGTGGCGACCGTGGAGCTGTCAACAGACATGCCAGAAGCATAGCTACCAGACGAACCCGCAGTACCGAGGTTAATCGCCACGTTTAAGCCAACAGAGGCAGCAGCAACAACACCACCAACTGCATCTTGCGGACCCGCAAACAGCGTGTCCGAAGCATCGGCCACCAACGCAATGCGCCGCGTAGACGCAGCACGGTAGTTGGGAGCATTCAGATTGGTAGGATCAATTTCAAAACCAACAATCACACCAACAATGGGGACTGCCGTACCCGAGCCAATACGCTCAACAGCGGGATAAACCCCACCATTGGGATCGACAAGAGCAGCGTCATCTCCAAGTTGCACAAAATCGCCAACGTTCGTTACTTGAGTGTCCGATGCGGAAATCATATAACGTTTCACTTGGCCGTTCCACAGGGAACCGTTCAAATGTTTGACAGGCCGGAAGCCTGCAAGAACAGATGCCATAGATTTTTCTCCAATATAAAAAATAAATCTGATGGCACTTATTTAGTTTAGTCCCGAGTTAGTTCGAGCTTTCCATAAGTACCATTAAGAGCTTCTTTGCGAGTGGCCTCTTCGATACGATTAACTTCAGCTTGTTTGGCCGCCTGATCTTCGTCATACCATTCTTTCTTGATACGAAGTACATAGCTTTTCAAACCCTGTCCCACAGAGGCCATAGCCTTTGTTCCTTCAGGTGCTGTCGTGTTAATTCGCTTGTCGCCAATCACAACATCCTTTGCGTCCACCATTTCCCAACCAGCGTCGATGAAACGTTGAACTCGGTCTCCCTCATCGTTAACAAAACGATACTCAAAGTTCGGGTCTTTGTTACGGAGCGACAATACTTGTCGTTGTCCCACAGGTGTCCTACGAACTCGGCCACTCGGCGCTTTTGCAATAGCTTCTTTGGTAGTCATGTTAAACTCCTTTGATTTTCTTCAGTTCCGATTTGTACTTTTCCATTGTGTACCCCGGAATTGTTCTGATAAATCGTTCCGCCGCTCGGCGTTCAAAATCGGAAAGCTCAATATCATCACTCTTCCGACCAGTTCCTCGATTAGAGCTACCCTCTACACCAGAAGCCCGTTCGCGGTTGGGGTTCTGGAATTTATGGGCAAATTCTTTCTTAACTTCAGCTTCAACTTTCGACAGAAGTTCAGTGGGGGAGATTCCTCCCTTAGCACCAAGTTCATTACCAATACGGTCGGCATAGGCGCGCATAGCCGCATTGTTCTTGTACCACGAATTACGCTCTGTCCAGTTATCAAACACCGGATTGCCTTCAGGAACATCCGGAACATTCACAACCGGCTGGGTTGTGGCTGTACGCTTAGCGTCCTTAACAGCGTCAATTCGTTCATCAATTTCGACAACCTTATCCATCTCACCAAGCTCAAGCGCATCTTTCTTTTGCGCCTTTAAGGTAGAGAGGGCTCGTTCAAACTCAACTTCTCGCACCTTGGCATGGTGTTTACCAAAGTCTTCAAGAGCACGTTTGAACTCTTTGAGGGTTCGTCCTTGACTTTCAATCTTCTTGATTAGCTCGCCGCGATCAACAAACTCTTTCGCGGGCCTCCACTGATCGGGATCACCATCCCATTGATCTTTAGGCACCCAGCCATCGGCTAGAGCACGCTGTTCGATTTCAGTGAGTTGAACCTCATTCTTAGGTTCTGCTTGCGGTTGCAAGCCTTCTTTGTTTTCTTCTGCCATTTCTTAGGCTCCAATCAATTTACAAATGATGTCTTCATCATTAAGAGCAACATATTTTTGTCCATCTTCGGGATCAACAATTGTTTTGCCTGCATGCTTAGCAAACACAACATAATCGCCTTCCGTGATGGGAGATTCACTAACCTTGAAATCAAGGAAAGCAGTTGCCCCAATCTTAACCACCGTACCAGTGTCCACAGCAGCTTGTTCTCGATTCTTCTCTTCTAGATCGAAGAAAATACCTGCTTGTTTGGCACGTTTAAAGGTTTCATCTTTTTCTTCAAGCTTGTCTTGCTTGATAATGATTCTATGTAGAATCGGTACAATCATTCAGCAGTCTCCTGTGTAAGATCTTCAAAAGAAATATTCACCAAGTCACGGTAGGCCTTGATTGAACCAGCCATCTGAGCAAGTTCTGTGGGAGAGGCTGTAGCTGCTCGCTCAACCAACTCCTCAGTCAAGTAGTTAATCCGTTCTTGGACAGCACTCATCACAGCTTCAGTGATAGAGTGCTTCTTCCAATCATAAAAGTCGTTCAACGCTTACCTCCCTTTTGAGGCTTGGCTTTCGCCGTTTGTTTTGCTTGCTGTAGAGCCACTTTGTGACTCTGTTCGTTGTGTACCATCGACTGTTGATGGGCTTGTGCCTGTTGAACCAAAGAAACGTTTTGTTTCTGTGCTTCTTGGGCCATCTTAGCCCTATCGCGATGAACTTCGATTGCCATTTCAAGCTGAGCTTGTTGCTGCTTGTGCTGCATCTCCATGGCATGTTCTTGTGCCTTCATTTGAAGCTGTGCTTGTTTACTCTGATTGTCAACAGCAGCCTTCATCTGAGTTGTTTGGATTGTTACCTGAGCTTTCTGCTGCTCTGCTTGACTCTTAGCTTGAATTTCAAGCATCTTAGGATCAGGCTGGGGAGGCAAGGCTCCAGTTTGTTTAACAGGGGCACTATAGAGCTGCTGATAATTCGGCTGTTCTTGTGCTTCAAGAACACGAGTAACCACAGCCACGGGATCAAGAACTCCGGTTGGCAGCAGGTCCATGAGACCTTGTGCTTTGAGAAGCTTCTCTGTTTGAGAGATTGCCGTGGGGTCAGCTCCAGGATAAATCTTCGTAATCTTCTTATTAAAGAAGTCTGGGCCAATTTGCATGTCCAAGGCTTCAACGTCTGTCTCAGGATTGAGATAGATAGCATTGAGGCGGTAAAGCTTAATGAATTCTTCTCCAAGAGCACGGTAGATACGTTTGTACACCGCAGTAAACACCTTCATACCCTGCTCAATAGAAGCCATGGTAGTCGTGGCAGGAGTGTTTTGTCCGGGCATTTTTCCAACAAATATCTCCGCCACGCTCGCCAATTCTTTACCTGATTGGATTAAATTACCCATAAGCTCAAAGAGCACATTGCTAGGTTCCTTAACAGGAAGCGGAACAATTTGCTTCTTCAGATCATCGCCTGTAGCGTTAACAACCTTCCATTCACCCGGCTTAAACTTCGTTTCTCCCATACGCAGGCGAAGGCCCTTGCCGAGAAAACCACCTTGTAGACTAGACAGGTGACCAGCATCAATAAGCTGATTGATTAGTGTGTTAACCGATTCATTAAGGGGGCCCAGCAAAGTACCAAAGCCCACATCATAAAAACCGCCGTCGGGACTGGGAATAAATCCATATTTTGTGTAATACTCAATTTTCTTGATCTGGATAACATCTTTACCATCGTCGCTCATAATCATTGTGTCTTGATCGAAGCAGGGAGCAATTCGCATCACTTTCCCACTATTACGCTCAAACGTCACAACATAGGGCTCAGGATAATCATCCTCATCCAAATCTAAATATGTATGCTGTTCAATGAACTCGTATGGAGTGGTATCATCCACACTCGAAGGACCACCATCTTCTGGAATAGTGGGCTCTCCTAGTTCTTGATTGAGCCACAGACCAGCAAGCTGTCGCTCTTTCACCTTCCTTTTGGGAAGGCACAGAATCTCAGAAATACGCTCTGCTTCTTTGAGAGAGCGTGTCCAATAGTCAACAACAAGGTTCTTAGGAAGAACAAGCTTAGAGCAATTGACTTTCTCGACAGAATCCCAATAGGTCTTCTTAAAGACAACTCCGACAATGGGCAACATGATGAGCATCCTGTCCATGTCCTCTTCCCAACCATCCATTTCATCCATAAGCTGGTAAGACATATACATCGAGACAGCTTCTGCCATCTGTGTCTTTTTACCATCCGGGTCTTTACCAATAACCCTGGCTTCTACAACCTGTCGATCGGAGGGAACTAGGCTAGGATAGGCGCGAGCTGCGAATTGCATAGCTGCTGTGGCAAGCAAAGGATACTTCACATTTGAAGCACCAGCCCAAGGGTATGTTTTTGTTTCACACACCAGCTTGGCAAGCTTAATCCACTCGTCCATGGCCTTTTCCCAATCCTCTCGGGAAGCAAGGTCCTGTTCAAAGCCAGCCTTGCAATCAGACCCAATCTTTGTTAGCTTCTGCTTTCCCTCATCATCCTTGAAGTATTCTTCGGCCACATTCTTGGATTCAAGCAGGGCTTTAATTTTATTTCCGTCCATGTTAATATCCCGTTATGACCGAGCGGCCTAAATCATTCATACCACTGGTTTCTTTCTCATATTCCCATTCCTCTTCTGCTTCCTCTTTGGCTGTGTAAGCCTCAACAAGCATATCGAGCATTAAACCAAGATAGGCAAAAGCATCCACTTGGTCATCGTGTTTACCACGAGGGAAGGTGAGACATTCCTCTTCAAAGGAAGGAAACCAGTCCTCTTCTTTTGCAAACTTCACTCCTTTAGCTCGCATACGAGCCTGAATAGAACGAGCGCGTGTTAGCTTATCTTTGCCACCATGTTTCAGCATATGGATTGAAAGGAAGGTGTTGCTACGAATCATCTCTTCTCGAAGGAAGGGACCAATTGCTTTTGACACCTGCATTTCTTCAATACCTACAGCCACAGGATTGTATCTCTTCTGGAGTTGGATTAAAGTGTCCACAATTTCCCGTCCATCCAGACGGTCACGAATAATGTTCTTTATGTGGATAATCTTGTCTTCGTCAATACCAGCAACGATGAACACCGAGTAGTCAGCCACTTCCTTATCAGAAATAGCCAAATCGGCTGTAACATAGTAGTTGAGTCGTTTTTCTTTGTCTTCTTCACGGACAGGAAGAAAGTCTTGTCTTTTGAAGAAGGACACGGCTTCATCAATCGGATAATTGAGATATTCCCGAGAATAGGTGTCTGTTGTACCTGTACGAACAGCGTCTTCATAAAGCACCTTGAAAAACTCTGGAGTCTTCTTTTCCGGCCAAAGAAGCTTAGTAAAATCTTTATTATGGGCGCGGTATTTAACCGTTTTCCACATCATCCTCCGTCCACTCCATTCTTTCAAATCCGTTCTGAAGGTTTGTTTATCAGAGGGATTGGGCATCAGAGATTCAAGCAATGAGTCACTATGAAGAATAGTGCCCACCATACGAACTATGCCACGGTCCGACAAAGACGGAAGAAGAGCGCCCTTGAACCAATTGCGCATTTTCTCACGACGCTCTTTGTTCATAACAAGCTCGTCGTTTTCCATGTCGTCACACATAATAATGTCGGGACGACTTCCATTCCAGATAAGACCACGGAGCTTTTGCTCCGCACCCTTAGCAATGACACGGAATTTATGTCCATCTGTGCATTGCACAATGATGTCAGATTCCGTATCCTTAATAAATTCTACAACCCCTTTATCATTCCTCTTCAATCCGAAGAGGTCGATGAGGGATGGGTTGTCCTGAAGCTCCTGTTTGAAGAGGCCTAGGAACAGACTTGCTTGGCTCTCCGTGTCCGAGACTAGGAGCATAAACTTCCGTTCTCGGAAAAGCAGAGTCGCTAGCCCGTACCCCAAAGTGATAGCCGTGCTCTTGGCATGGCCACGCGGAGCTGCAATAGCTACATACTTCTCGTTTGAACAGCATAGTTCCCAACACTCCTTATGAAAGGGCGGGCTTGCCGCCTCTCCATCAAAGCGAGAAGCCAAGACAGAACCGACGAAGCCCTGAATGACCTCTGCACTTAAAATCATTTAGCAGCAACTCCCTTAATTTTCTCCGCTGTACGATAGGCACCTAAGCCCAACATCCCGAACAGCATCGGCATCATTGTTTCAATGTCAAGTGAGGGAAAGGTGATGGGGTGTCCGTACAGGGCACTTCCCCAAGACAAGAGGGGACCAAGAACAAATTGGACAGCAAATCCTGTTCCACACACCCACCCAAGGAAAGGTCTCCACCCGGCAATGAACAGGCTTCCGCTCTGTGCTTCTGCTGTGTTGGTTTCCATCTGCCCTTTGGCAAGATCGGTGTCAGCCTGTAGCTGAGCAAGTTCTCCGTTCTGTTGAAGCTCTAAAAGCTTAAGCTTCGCCTCTGCTTGTGCTGCCGGATCAGGGAGAATTTTATCAATGAGCTTAGCGCCAATTTCCAAAAGTCCCGTAGCGACAAGAGGTAACATTATCGTTTTCCTTTTCGTTCCCGTTTAGAAGTTTGGCTTTTGAGAGACCCGTCAGGATTTCTTGCAAAACTGCGATTTGTTCCTGCCGGGACAACCCTCTGATTACTGCGCGAATTTGTTCCACCTTTTGAGAGAGGCTTGATATGGTCAATGTCTTTTCCATCTCCCTTATGGGTGATTCCTGCCGCATTTGCTTGACGACGAGCAACAGTTCGTTCGCTCCTCTTTTTGATTTGGTCGGGCTTCCCTTGGTAGAGGGCGTATTCACGTTTATAATCCCTCTTTCCGTTCTTCATGTAGGGCATGAAAATCCTTTAGCATGTTAGTTGCAATATGTCCAATGTGATAGGCTTGGGCCTCAATTCCAGAAGAAGTTTCTTGTATGTATTCCATCGCCTTTTGCCAAGCATGAACACTTTCATGGATAATGGTATCCACCAAATTCCAATGTTCCTGTCCCGGCTTGACGTAAACAAAAATGTAGCTTCCAGCTGCAAAAACACCCCCAAGGTTGTCCTTGTCAGGAGGAGGGATGTTCACCTTGTTCTGCTTCGCCCATTTCGTCACCTGTTCCGGGCTCGTCACCAGACAATACTGCGTCGGAAACGGAGTCATTTTGTGCCATCTTAGTTTCATGGATAACCTCTACCATTTCTACGTCCACAGTACGTTTTTTGTCCATTCTCTGCTCAATGCTCTTTGTAGCAAACTCAGCAAATTTCTCAGCCAAAGCCTCAAGCTTATTGGTATCAGCTTCCTTAATCTCAGGTCCAGAAACAGCCTTATCCAGCACTTGTTTCTGGTTGAGCATGTCCACAGCAACACGATGGGCATCCTTCATGGACACCGGTTTGTAGATAATTTCCCCTGTTTTCTGGTTTAAAACAGCATCCCCGTTCTCCAAACGATTTTGGACAACCTGATGCGCAGCATCCACCAAACTCTTCATTTTGTTGGACAGGGTTATTCGCTCCTCTGCACGAAGCTCAGCAATGAGATCGTGCCACCACGAGCTTTCCTGCCATTTGCAGAGGGTAATTCTGGGAATGCCGTGAAGACGGCTAACGAG